TTTGGATCAGTTGGACTAAGTGATCGAATACTTCCGTCGACAGTAGAATATAAATCATCAATCATACTACATTCTCTTGTAGGTAAATGTCTCATATATAAATAATAAAAAATGAGTAATAAGACAATAAGCAATATCATGAATGTCATTATGATAGTAGACGTAGTATTATCAACATTATTAATCTTATCCATTAATGCATTAACATTTATTCCGGTCGACATATATCAATAATAAAAAATAGGTATCTTATTATACTATATTATTTTTTTATATATCGATATAAATATAATTATTTTATACTTATATCTAAACAACAGAAATAACAATCCCATAAATAAATGTCGGGCGGATTAATGCAATTAGTATCGACTGGTCAAGAAAATATATTATTAACGGGAAACCCGACAAAAACCTTTTATAAAAGCACCTATGCTAAATATACGAATTTTGCATTACAGAAATTCAGGTTAGATTTTGAAGGTGCCAAAACATTGAGATTATCCGAAGAATCATATTTCACATTTAAAGTAAAACGATATGCGGATCTGTTAATGGATATTTATTTATCAGTAGAATTGCCCAATATTTGGAGTCCTATTATGCCACCCTCGCCCGATCCCACCACTAATAATTCGGGGGCATGGATTCCATATGAATTTAAATGGATAGATAATATTGGAGCACAAATGATTTCAAAAATCCAAATTACATGCGGTAATCAAACACTCCAAGAATATTCGGGGGCATATTTATTGGCGGCAGTACAGCGCGATTTCACCTGTGAAAAAAAAACACTATTCGACAAGATGACGGGAAATGTTCCTGAATTAAACGATCCAGCAAATTCCGGCGCACGCGTCAATTCTTATCCCAATGCGTATTATACAAGCGATCCTGCGGGCGCAGAACCGTCGATTCGTGCTAGAACGATATATATTCCGTTGAATACATGGTTCGGTCTGCGTTCGCAAATGGCATTTCCATTAGTAGCACTACAATATAATGAACTTCATATAAATATCACTATGCGCCCAATCCAAGAATTATTCCAAATCCGTGATGTATTCGATAGTGCAAATAATTATCCGTACATTGCGCCCAATTTTAATCAATATTATCAACAATTTTATCGATTTCTACAAACACCACCGGATATAAATTTAGGGATCAATTCGTATGTTGATCAACGAACATTGTGGAATTCAGATATTCATTTAGTATGCACCTATTGTTTTTTATCAAATGCCGAATCACGGTTATTTGCACTTCAAGAACAGAAATATTTATTTAGACAAATTAAGGAAACGAAATTTTATAATGTAACTGGATCAAATAAAGTAGAATTGAATTCATTTGGTATGATTGCTAATTATATGTTTTATATGCAGAGAAGTGATGCTAATTTGAGAAATGAATGGTCTAATTATACTAATTGGCCGTATAAATATTTGCCGTATGATATAACTCCTGCCCCAACAGATGGCGCATACGCCGTTACTAGGACTAATCCGGATGGATCGATGGTAGACGTATATATCGGTCCCGGCGTGAATACAGACGGCCTTCTTACAGGATGGATGCTTACCGGGACATATAATTTTGAAAATCAAAATGGTATATTAGTGAGTATGGGATTATTATTGGATGGATCATATAGAGAGAATACGCAACCTGCGGGAGTATATAATTACATTGAAAAATATACTCGCACAACGGGTAATGCCCCCGATGGATTATATTGCTATAATTTCTGCGTGAATACGAATTCACAAGATCTTCAGCCTTCGGGTGCAATTAATATGAGTTTATATACCACTATAGAATTGGAAATAGTTACTATTGTACCACCACTCGATCCTTTGGCGCAAACGCTAGCAATTTGCGATCCGCAAACGGGAAATATTATTGGAATTAATAAACCGACGTGGCGAATTTATGATTATAATTTCGATTTAGTTGTGTTTGAAGATAGATTGAATGTAGTTACATTTGTTGGCGGAAACGCGGGATTGATGTATGCAACATAATAAACATCTATATCTATATCTATATCTATATCTATATCTTACAAATATGCGTTTGCGGCTAATGGCCCATCGTCTTTAAATTGGCCAGATAAAGTAGTTCTATCGGGATATTTAAGTGAAACGTTGGTAGGGTGGTAACGTTGTTTATATAAATCGTTCCCAGCATCAAACGCGCGTCTCCATGTATTCACCCCTTCATTATATTGAACTGGTGGAGCGAGTAGTTTATTATATAATTTTGCACGGGATCCAATGTCGGTAGTTAATGTAGAATAAGTGGGATTGGCACTATTCGTTAATTTACCCGCATCATTTTGGCCGGGGACATTAGCCGTATCAGATGGGCGAACAGTTGAAGGAGGACGACATCCCGGACAATCGACATCAGTAATGCATTGATCTCCGGTAATTGAACAACGTCCTGGAGGTCCGCACATATTGGTACATGTACTATTTGTATTTATTGGCATATTTACAGTATGATTAGTACTTGGACCACCATTATCTACAATTGATCCAAGTTGTGAAAAGGGTTCAATCATTATATATTTATTTGCATAGTGATTTATCCAATATAATACCCCAAACAATAACAATAATGATATGATAAATAATGCGACGACAGATGACATTATTGTTATATTATGCTAATATAATAATAAATATAATAATAAATATAATAATAAATATAATAATAATAATAATAATATTGATAAATTTAGGAACTAAATAAAACAGAGATGATGTAAAAAATAAAAAAACAAATATATTAATATGTTATTATAGTAAACAAATTCATAATAAAATAATAATAAAATAATAAATGAGCAATCTTTTATCATCTACTACATCGGTGCCTACTAGTACAGATGTCGCCAAACAAAAATATAATAAAGATAATAATAACCCCCCGACACAAAATAACGCGGCAGTGGGAACATTACCAGGAAGTCCAGTTGGATTTATCGTGTCGATACTTGGTCAAATATTTTATATAGTAATTCTTGTTTCAATTGGATCAATTATGTTACATTATTGTCGCGTAGCTCAATCGAACGTATTACCAACAATGATCGGATGTACTCCATATACATATACAGCGTTAAAAGAGGAACTATTTGCTAGTGATCGGTGCATTGATATGAACATTGTTAAAAATACGGAATTGGGAAATTTATCAACAAAAATATATTTCGGTTTTGATAATAATGAGTTACAAGATAAGTGGCCGTTTAGACCATTATTTAGTATGATTTATGGTAAAAGCGCGAATATCATAACTAGATATATTGCATTAACAATACAAGGATGTTTATTTTTAAATATAACGATGATAAATACATTTTTTAATTTTATAAATTCGTGTTGTTCGGAAACGGTTATTATATTTATAATGCCGTTTTTTTTATTTATTAGTATAATACCATTATTTATATTTAATGGCGTATATTTGATGATTATGTATTTATATAATGTAATATTACTTAAAGATACGGCTACCCCGGCAACGGGAAACCAACTAGACAAGGTAAAACAAGATTGGAACATTACTCCATTATTGTCTATTTGGAGTGTGCTTACAATATATTGTAGTCTTTGGGGATTTTTAATCATATTTATAATATTATTTGGATGGGCGTTTGCCGCTTTAACTGGAGTTATTATTGCTATATACTCAATGATATTGCCGTTATTAATGAAAGCAAATGTAGTTGAAACCCAAGACGACAGGGTTATAAAAACAGAAAAATTTTATACTATTGGCAATACATTCTGGGATGTATGGAAATATAAATTGAGTATTATTATGTATGTTATAAGTTTCAATGTTATATCAGGTGCATTTTCGGCGTATGGAATATATACTGGATTTTGTGTATTTATAGGTTGTATTTTATTATATCATTTTACATCGATATATGAAAGATATATCCCAATTATTAAAGATGCAACCGGCATAACCCCAGCTTTACCTAGTATATCCAAAACAGACCTTATTTCGGATCAGCTTACAAAACATTGCATTGCCATAGTTAAAGCTATAGTAATAAAATCGGATAATGCAGAACAAGTAGCGGCCGCGAAGCCTCCTATAATACCATCAGCTCCACCTGTAGAAAACTAAATAAAATCAATAGTCGAATTATAATATAAATAATAATACTATATTATAATAATGGCATCAATAAAATCAAAAAAGCATTACCCATTTGTGAGTATATGCACGCCGACATTTAATAGACGACCATTTATATCATCAATGATCCAATGTTTTGAACATCAAACTTATCCCAAAAATAGAATAGAATGGATAATTATAGATGATGGAACAGATAAAATCGGCGATTTAGTATGTCATATTCCACAAGTAAAATATTTCGGGTACAATGAAAAAATGTTTTTAGGCAAAAAACGAAATCTAATGCATGAAAAAACAAAAGGCGATATTATTATCTATATGGACGACGACGATTATTATCCCCCAGAAAGAATATCTCATGCAGTAACAACTCTGCAACAAAATCCACAAGCATTATGTGCGGGATCAAGTGAAATGTATATTTATTTCAAACATATCCATGAAATGTATAAATTCGGTCCATATGGCCCGAGTCATGCTACTGCAGCGACATTTGCATTTCGAAAAGAATTGTTGAAGCAGACTAAATACGATGATACCGTTTCATTGGCAGAAGAACGTGAATTTTTAAAGGCGTATACGATACCATTTGTGCAACTAAATCCTATGAAAACCATATTGGTATTTTCGCATATACATAATTCAGTGGATAAGAAAATGTTATTGGGAAAAACAGATGATAAATATGTCGTGGTATCAGATAAAAAAGTCGACGATTTTATAAAAGATGGTAAAGTGAAAGATTTTTTCATGAATACGATTGATGATTTGTTAAATGTATATGAACCAGGAAAACCAGAACATAAACCAGATGTAGCTAAACAAGTGGCAGAAATTACGATAAAACGTGCAGAAATGGAAGAAAATTATAATAAACATCAACAACAATTACAACAAATGTATCAACAAGCATATCAACATATAATGACAAATCCAGATGGACCAGGAGTTAAATATGAGAAAAAGATTATGGAATTAACCAATGAAAATAATGTATTGAAAGAAAAAATAATATATTTGGAAGGAAAAATAAAATTATTTATTTCGGAAAAAATAGCCCAGAAAAGTATGGAAACAAAATAAAACAATCAACGCATCAAAAAATATAATATAATATAAAAAATGATTTAAATATAATATGTTAATAGTACATAACACAATAAGAAAATAGTACAGCAATGACCTCTTATTACGCAGAAGATTTATTTCATCCTACCAATACGGCAGAAGATTTGATTTCTGTTGATTCTAAAAAGAAGAGAACTAATCGTGCGCTGGCAAAGAAAATGAGCGGGTTTGACCCGAATTATTATCAAATCAATAAGATTATTAATGTAAATGTGGATGGAAATATTAAGCGAAAAAGAAAGACGATTTCTTTTTATGGATCGACGACACATATTCGTAATGCTATTTCTGGAGAATTTTGTGAAGGATACAAGGTTGGATCTAGATATGAAGATTTATATTTTAAGGTTGGATTGTGTGGTGGAGAAAACGGCCAAACTCCGGTACTTTTATTTTATGATTCGCATAAAGAATGGTCGAATCATATGTCCGAGAATATTTCGGACAATGATTTGGAAAAATGGGAAATCAAAAATGAGCGGATGCGAAATATTGTTTACTGTGAAAATAATCCGTAAATAAATATTATCGTCTTATTTCAACAATTTATATATATAATAAAAATATTTCAATTATAAAAAAATTGAAATACTTTAATCCAATTAAGATATTAAATTATCAGATATAATAATAAAATGACACAACCAAATAAAATCGAAAATTGCGATAATTGCACCCGTCAATTTGCAGTTACGGAATATGGGTATTATATTTCGGCGGAAGATGCAGGAGGAGAAGAACAAATTTGGTGTCAATATTGTTTTGAAAACGCCTGGAATAGTTACACTTCGGCAGTAGCACCAGTGGCAGTAGAAGCAGCAGAAAAACAAGAGAAAACCCAAGATCAAGAAAATATATTTAATATTAATGTAATAACTCCAATAGTCAATCCAATCCTAAATATTATTACCAATGATATTACGGTTGAAGTTGGGGTGGGCGAAGTTGGGACGGGCGAAGTTGGGACGGGCGAAGTTGGGACGGGCGAAGTTGGGGCGGGCGAAGTTGGGACGGGCGAAGTTGGGGCAATAACTAATGATTCAATGGTAGCAACAGAAGTAGTAGCAGTAGCAACAGAAGTAGTAGCAGTAGCAACAGAAGTAGTAGCAGTAGCAACAAAAGTAGTAGCAGCAGTAGCACCCATTACAAAAAAACAGGAAGACGATGATGATGATGACGACATGGATAATGAATACTCGAAATATTTAAAAGACAGTGAGCCAAATTACCCAGAAGACAGTGACGACGATGATGACAAATATGGCAGTAATTTCGACGGCGGATATGATTCATACTAATTCTCTAACTCGTTTGAAATACTTATATCATCATCATCAACCACAATTTCATCAATACATACATCGTCTAATTTAGTATACTTATCCAAATACCTATAAATTCTACTAATATCCAATTTTGTAATTTCGTAATTTTCAAATAATAACAGTATTTCGGTATCATTATATTTATTCTTTAAATATAAAAAAAAGGAGAACGTGTCTTTAGTGTCCATTCCAAGTTGTTGACATAGATTTTGAATAAACAATGAATTATTATATTCAGTCGAATATTTAGTTAAAACTTTAGTAAATCGTACTTCCACGGGATTAAATTTACATTTTTTCTTGAATGAATCATGATACAATTTATTATTTTTAAATGTTTTTATGCAAGAACTCATTTCATTAAATTGCCAAATTTGTTTTTGAAATGTAATTCGGTCAATATAATCAGCAAAACACATATTATTCAATACTTTCAAATAAAATGGAATAGAAACAGATTTTTTCATTTTTCCAAGTACATCAATAATATTTTCGTGCCATAATAACCCTACAATAGTTCGATCATTTTCATTCATGATCGTTAAATGATCATTAATAGAATATGAAGCATTTATTAATTTTTGAGTTATTTGTTTAGTATCATCATTATATAATTTTGTATGAAATATATTTGTAATAATATCAGATGTTATTGTGTTCTGGTTATTTTTATAAATATTATATATTGCATTTAATTTACGTAAATCGTATTGGATATACTGGATAATAATTGCCTGCAATGATTCGGTAATATTTGGCATAAGCAATTTAATAATGACAGTAATTTGAATAATAGTTGGGCTTTTTAGTTCAATGGTGGTACATACTTTCATTAATTCTTTGAGTTTTTTATCGATATGATAATTTCCAATACAAATAATTGGATTTAACGATATTTCTTCAATCTTTTGTTTTTTTGTTTTCTTGGGTCTAATTAATTTTATAAGTGCATTAATTCCACCTTTATCGCCATTATTCATTCCATCGATTTCATCCATCACAATCACGATTTTCTTAATTTTTTTATGAAACATACTCATAATATTTTTATCCGACATATTATGTTTCGTAATTGTGTCAATAATAGATTTATTACGAATATCTCCGGCATCATACCTAATAACATCATACCCCAGTTCTTTTAACAAATTCATAATATACGTTGTTTTACCTGTACCGGGTTCACCGTATACATATATTCCTTTTTTCAATGATAAATCGTTTTTATTTAATTCAAAACTTTTTAAACAATCTTTTATTTTCTCGACATCACATTCTCTATCAAGAATATTATTTATATTTAATTGATCCATTTTCGTTTTCGTATGTGTTTATAAGTATATGAAAATTTGTTTTATACCATTTTTACGCAAATACAATTGTTTTTTGTTTTTATGTAAATGCTCGCTACAATAACTATTACTATTACTATTACTATGAGGATTATGATGATGATGATGATGATGATGATGATGATGAATTATATGACGGGTCGCATGGACTAGGTACGGTCGATGTTATTCCGTCCCAGGTAATTCCACATGCATTTGCCCACTTATATTTTGCACACAACCCATTTGACCCGATATACGGTGCTACTGAAAAAGACATTGTTTTAGCAGAACACGTACCATTCCCCAAATTATGAGTGTTTACACAATTTCCACCATTCCCAGAAGTATCGACCCAATAATCGGGGCAGTCGCCAATAATAGGCGGCCATTGTTCGGAGACTTTACTTGTATAAAAGGTGTATCCGATAAGAATGAGTGCAATAAGCAATAAAGTTATTCCCAAATATATAACTATCATTTGAAAATTTGGCATATTTATATCTATATAATACAACTAAAATATAAAAAATAAAATATAACTAAAAACCTAAAATATAAATAAAATATAAATAAAATATAAAATATAATTATTATATAACAAATAATAATGAAACGTAGTTCAAATGGTAGAGTCGATATAAATGGTCCTAGAGTCGAAGATTTATTTCAAATGTATGATAGAATTCCAGCAAATCAATGTGCTACATATAGAAATCCGACAGAAGGATTGTGGGATAATACCGATCTTTCTATTGGTTTTTTCAGTCAGCATAATATTACAATTATTCAAAATGGGATGAGACAAGGAGTTTATGAGAGATCAAATGGACAATATACTATAGGTATGCAAGACGGAGATACATTGAAAATAATTATGAGAAGTATTTTTCTTCAACATGCATCTAATCAACCGACCAATGTTAAGCAACAAATTTATGAATTGAATAAAATTGTTTGGGATTATACAATCCCGCAATTATACGGTGAGGCGCAGGGGTATCATAAATATATTCGCGATGCATCAACTATGTATACACCCATGGCACCTCCCATTTTAGCTAAAAATAATGATAAGCAACTTGTTTTGAAACCGTGGTTTTGAATTACTTTTTCTCTCTTTGATTTGTTTGTAAAAGTAAAATAAGAATAGAAAT